ACGAAAAACTACTGGCGCGGAAGCGCAAATGGACACCAGTACAGACAACTGCTGGTACATGCAAAGAAGGCGCGGAGGAAGCAATCCACCGTGCTCTTGCATTGCGACATATGGAACTACCTGTGGGAGATTTTATCACTGATGCTCTCTCCCGTGAAGTACCAGCGTTGGCACGCGATCTACTGGAGTCCAACGTCAAAGACGAAGAAAACCATGACGTCGCACTTGGTTACATTGCCAATGCTTACGGCGTTGACGAAAAAGCTGAGTCGGAAGCCCTTCGGCTTAAGACCGCTTGGGAGGCACATCCAGATCACACGGTTACCAAAGCAATGGTTGCCGAGCGTGCGATCTTCTTTGTTCTTCTACCATTCTTTCGCTTTAATGGTGACGCTGGAATGCGAACAGTAAGTGCCGATGTATCAAGAGATGAACAAATTCATGTTGCTACCAATTCCCTTGTTCATACTGAGCTGGGGTATAATATCAGTCCTTCTCTTGATAAACTCAGGAAGGCAACTATCAGTTGGGTAATGCAGCCACTAGGCATTAATACTCAAGACAAATATTTGGACAAAAAATTTTGGTTGGATTCTAGCGACCGACTAATGTATGAAGGTAAAGCACCTGAATTGTCCGCAACTAAATCAGCTAGAATGCCAGCTTTTTTTGAGCACTCGAATGTCAACCTCCCCCAGTATGCTTGAAGTCCTTGGGATGAACTCCCGAGGTTTAATTCATGCACTAGAAGAATCTTTCCCACCCATCAACCCTAAACCTGACGATACAATGGAAAAAATTATGTACCGATCTGGTCAACGTAGTGTCGTTGAGTGGGTCATTAAGTATATGGAGGATAACTGATGGCAAGTTTTACAGGTGGTTCTGCTATACGGAAAATCCTTAAAGATGATTACAAATTAACCACCAAACAGATTAATGCCACCATGGACTACCTTAAAGGTAGTGGTGCTACTTTCAAGGGATTTAAAGATATTCTAAAAGGTTACGGCATTAAAGGTGGTTCAAACCTGAATCCACTGCAGGATACAATTAAAGGGTTTATATCTTCTGGTGCGTCTACGCCTGCACCTGAGCCGGTGATGCCTACCATTACCCCTACCCCCACACCTACTCCCACTCCAACTGTAGGACCTACTCTACCTACTATTACTCCTACCCCATCACCAATTGAGGATCTTTTTCCGGGCACAGGTGAGTATGAACCAGAGCCAGTTGTAGGACCAGTAATGCCTACCATCACTCCCACTCCTACTCCTACAACACCTACAACTACTGATGACCTAAAACCTGGAGAAATTTTTAGAAATCTTCTAAAAGACTTAGGTTTAACTACCAAGCAAAAAAGAAAAGTTTTAGATATTCTTAAAGCTGGAGGTAGGTTTAAAGATATTAAAGGTATCCTTGAAGGGTTTGGTGTTGAAAATGTAGGGTCACTTAAAGATCCAGTTAAGAGTTATGTTGACTTCTTAGATATTGATACACCATATGTATCTCCTGATATCGTAGGACCTGTTCCCATTGTAGGACCGACACAACCTATTCCTACTTTAACTCCGACTTATACTGACGAAGAACTTGCAGATCTTTTTCCAGGTACAGGGGATTATGAAGAGACACCTATTGTAGGACCAGTACAGCCTACTCCTACTCCTACAATCCCAACCATTACGGATATATTGGGTGAGATTGAATTCCCTGAATACCCTGAATATGATTTTGATGCGTTGATGGAAAGTCAGCAAGATGCGTATCAAGAAATGCTGACTCAATTTGAAGCACAGCAAGAAGCAGCTGCAGAAGAGGCGAAACTAAGACGCCTGACAGAAATGAGTAACATGGCTCAAGGTAGCCAGATTGCTGAGTTTAGACCATCAGCTATTTCACAAAATCGTGGAGGAACTACACCGTTTAAACGGCGTTCAGGTGGTAGACCTAGCCTTAGGATTAGCCCAAGAGTTAACACATCTCTTTCAATTGGCGCTAGAAGTCAGCTGCCTGGTGTCGGGTATACATCTAATAACTTTGGCGGTGTACCTGGTATCATGAGTAGAAAAGCTGGCAGCCTCACTAGAAGGCTTTAATAATTTATAGTATTAACTAATGACTGCTAAATCTCGTTATGACAGATTGTCCTCTAGCCGTTCCCAGTTCTTAAACTCTGCTAGACAAGCAGCAGATCTAACTTTACCTTACCTTATCAGAGAGGATGAGCACACAACTAAAAGTGCTCTTAAACTTCCAACGCCTTGGCAATCTACAGGAGCTAAAGGTGTGGTAACACTTGCAAGTAAACTAATGCTTGCATTGCTACCACCACAAACAAGCTTCTTTAAATTGCAGGTTAACGATATCAACCTTCCTGCAGAACTTGGTCCACAGATTAGATCAGAACTTGACTTGTCGTTTGCTAAGATTGAACGCACAATCATGGAATCTATTGCAGAATCCGGTGATCGTGTTGTCGTTCATCAGGCACTAAAGCATCTTGTAGTAGCTGGTAATGCCCTGGTATTCATGAGTAAGGATGGACTTAAACTCTATCCTCTCAATCGTTATGTTGTAGACAGGGATGGTAACGGTAATGTTATTGAAATTGTAACAAAAGAAACAATCTCGAAAAAATTACTGAAAAAATTTTATCCAGAATACGTAGAAAAGACTACGGATTCTCTGATTGACGAATCAAATATTCCAAATGATGAATGTGTTATTTATACACACGTCATGTTGGACAACAACCGATGGGTCTGGCACCAGGAGCTGGACGACAACATCCTTCCTAAGTCAATGGGTAAGGCACCTGTTGACGCCAACCCCTGGCTTGTGCTACGATTCAACCACGTAGACGGAGAGGTCTACGGTCGTGGCAGGGTCGAAGAGTTCCTCGGAGACCTCAAGTCACTTGAAGCACTGTCACAAGCCATCGTTGAAGGCTCCGCTGCTGCTGCTAAGGTAGTGTTTACTGTCAGCCCAAGCAGTACCACCAAGCCTCAGACCCTTGCCAAGGCAGGGAATGGTGCTATCATCCAGGGACGTCCTGATGACATTGGTGTGGTACAGGTTGGGAAGACAGCTGACTTCCAGACTGCTTATCAGATGATCGGTGCTCTTACCCAACGTCTGAATGAAGCGTTCCTTATCCTTAATGTAAGGGATAGTGAACGTACCACAGCTGAAGAAGTTAGGATGACACAACTAGAACTTGAGCGTCAGCTTGGCGGCTTGTTCTCATTGCTAACTATCGAGTTTCTTGTCCCCTATCTAAACCGCAAACTAAACATTGCACAAAAGACAGGAGACATCCCACGTCTACCAAAAGGTGACATTGTACGACCAACTATTGTTGCTGGTATTAATGCACTTGGACGTGGACAAGACCGAGAAAGCTTGGCTCAATTTATTAGCGTCATCGCTCAGACCATGGGTCCTGATGCTATTGTTCAATACATCAACCCTGATGAATTGATTAAACGTCTAGCAGCATCTTCTGGTATTGATGTCCTTAACTTAGTTAAGAGTGTCCAAGAACTGCAAGCTGAACGTGAGCAAGAGCAAGCCATGCAGCAACAAATGATGATGCAACAGCAAGCACCACAAATGGCAGCTGTAGAGCAAAGAGCAGCTCAAGCTGAAATGCAACAGGAACAGCAAATGCTTCAACAGCAACAACCAGAACAACCACCTATCCCCCAATAATAATAAATGGCTGAAACATTTACGATGAAAGAAGCACCTGTGAACTCTGAGGTACTTAACTCAGACGAACAAGACTCCCTAGCGGTTGCTGAGTCTCTTGAGGGTGGAGAGCAGCCGCTGCTTGCTGGTAAATTTAAAGACCCGCAAGCACTTGAACAAGCTTATGTTGAGCTTCAGAAAAAACTTGGTGAACCTCGGGAAGAGGAAGAACCTGAACCTGAACAAGAATCAGAAGAAGAGGAAGTAGAATCTACTGAAACTGAAGAATCTGAAACTAAAGATGAAGGGAATCAGATCACTAAAGATCAAGCAGATTTCCTGATGAATATGGTAGGAGGCGAAAAGGCATACAAATCTATGCTTGATTGGGCAGGCCAAAACTTTTCAAAAGAAGAGGTAGGTATGTATGATCAAGTTATGGAGTCTGGTAATCCTAACGCTATCTTCTTTGCTATCCAAGCTTTGCAAGCACGTTATGGAGAAGGTGTCGGTACAGACGGTCAAACCTTGACTGGTCGTGGTGCAGGTAGTGATGATGATTCTTTCCAGAGTCAAGCTGAACTGGTTGCAGCTATGAGTGATCCACGTTATGATCGTGATCCAGCCTATCGTAAAGACGTTATGCGTCGCCTTGAAAACTCTGATGTAGACTTCTGATGACAACAGTAATTGAAGACGGCGGTCGTACCAACATCTACGCAAAAGAACCACCTATTGAAATCATGGACATCACTGAAACTCACAACGAAAAGGCTGAAAAACTCAACGGGCGTCTGGCTATGCTAGGCGTCATGGCTGCGCTTGGAGCGTATGCCGTAACTGGTCAAATCATTCCCGGAGTCTGGTAATGCCTTATGGTAAAGGAACCTACGGTTCTAAGAAAGGTCGTCCCCCTAAGAAAGGGACCAAAAAATAATGGCTAAGAAAGGTCTCTACGCAAACATCCACGCCAAACGCTTGCGTATCAAGCAAGGCAGTGGTGAAAAAATGAGGAAGCCTGGGTCTAAAGGCGCACCCACGGCTTCTAATTTTAAACGCGCCGCTAAAACTGCTAAGAAAAAGTAACTCTTTATTATCATGAAATCTATTATCGCTTCCGGTCTCCTCCTCGGCATGGCACATGGTGCTGCAATTGCTGGTCCTTACGTGAACATCGAATCCAACTCTGGTTTTGTCGGTTCGGATTATGCAGGTTCTGTAATCGACAATCACATCGGTTACGAAGGCTCTAACTGGTACATCCAGGGTGGTCCTAGTATTGTTGCTCCTGATGGTGGTAGCAGCACTGTTGAACTGTCTGGTAAAGCAGGTGGTTCAGTTCCTCTGACTGAAAAGCTTGGTGCTTATGGTGAAGTGTCCTTTATCACTGATGATGAGGACAATGGCTACGGTACCAAGGTTGGTCTGAAGTACAACTTCTAATTTAATATGCGGTGGGTGGGTCGGTCTTTTAACTAATCAACTTTTTTATGTCTGCAACTATTTCAGCACAACGAGAATCCAGTTGGGATGATTTTTGTGCGTGGGTGACGTCCACAAATAACCGTCTATACGTAGGCTGGTTTGGCATCTTGATGATTCCGTGCCTCCTCGCCGCTACAACTTGTTTTATTATTG